GGTTCGAAACCCACCAGCTCCACAATTAGTGCTGATAATCAATAACTTACAAAATCCGTACACGATTTTGCACACGAAAATTGACGAAAATAAGACACTTTTTGTAGTGTTTATATCGTAAAATATCAAATTATATCGTTTTATTTTTGAGGTGATATTGCGTGACATAAAAAAGGATGGATTAATTCCCATCCTTTACTTTTCTATCTTATGTTGTAACTGAAACCTAAACCGACAAACGGCTCAATTTTTTTCGATGTGAAGCCATAACCGACACCGCCTATCACACCTATATTAAAGCGTTTTATTTTCGTCTGTGTTATAACTCTTTCAATCTCTCGGTTTATAATTGTAGTTGGTGAGCGAATGTGGATGCTATCTAATTGGGCGTTATAGCCACTGACAAACGCTGTATAACTACTATCGCTATATACCTTTTGTTCTATTGGTATCACTGCTTTTGAGCTATCGATATATACATCTTTAGTTAGATATATAGTGTCTTTTCTTAGCGTTGTAGCTCTTACTAAAATAGGCTTGCTAATTTTTATAGTGTCAACGATTTTAAGCGTGTCGATTTTTACACGCTCAACCACTTCTGTTTTTACCTCTTCGTTCTTGTTGTTTTTCAACAACGCAAAGAAGTAAAAAGCAATAAGCAATAAACCAATTACACTTATTATATATAAGTACTTTTTCATAAGCTATTCTATTAAAATAGTTACTTTTTCTTTCTTCTTCTCGCACTCCAAAAGAACGGACATCAGCTTTTCAAGTGTTGCACGGCTGTTGACGATTTGCCCCTTGATTTTGTTCTCTCCCACCAACAAACAGCCGTCTGTCGAGCTTGGTAGGTTTCCGTGATGCACCCTAATATATTCATATCCTTTGACATTTAAAAGTAGTGGCAAAACCCTTTTAAACTTGGGCGAAAACGTCAAAATAACATCGTATTTTCCCGTTGGAATTGCGGTTATTCCTTTGCGCTTTTTAGATAGGATTTCGTCTACCGACATTGCAGAGTTTAGCCCTCTGTCTGTGTCTTCTAGCGTGTCGCAAAAATAAGCACCATTTATGTACATTTTGCCTATTGTGTAACCGTCTTTGCGTGCAATTCTTTTAACTCTAATTTCCATTGCTTCTACCTCCTGTATTGTTTTCAAAAATAGGTTTTGTTATCTCCTCCTCAAAAGCTTTATTTGTAATCAAATAGTCATTTAAAAAAGGTATTTTATTTACCATTTTTAAACTCACAATGAAGTATAAGAAGTTGACCAAATTCCACATTGGCGTCTTATCTATAAGCATTATTCTTAGGTTCTTTAATATATTAATAGAGTAAAACCAAAGAGCTATAAAACAAAGCGTTTTAACGCAAAACAAAGCTTCCTCCCGATTGTGCATAAAGTGACCAATTACGAAGATAGAAGAAGCAAGCAACGAAAATACCAATATGTGATAAAAAAACACCATTGCTTTTTTCATTGACCATTTGCCCCCACTCCTGTAATCGGCAATTAACCCACATAAGAAGTTAATTACAAATACTATTATCATTGCGTGAAAATAATCTTTTATAGGCGAAAGTAGCGAAAGAAGTGCGCTTACAACCGCTACAAAAAATACCTTTATCTCATTCATAAAATCATCCTCCATATTTTTAGATAATCCCTACAAGAACGCCTAAAGCATCAGCGACTAAATCTCCTTTGCTTATTTGCTGTCCTCGCTTCTTATCATAAAGTTCTTTTAAAACGCCAAGTAAAAACACCGCAAGAGCGGAGAGCAAGCGATAAAATAACTTATCGCCTGCAAACACGCTAAACACACGCATTAAAACTAAACTAAAAGTAAAATGCAATAGTTTATCTTGCGGTATTTTCTCGACAACCCAATCTGTTAACATATTAATAGTGTATAGCTAATAAAATAGGTTACCATTGTCGCCACAATTCCCACCAGCACGCCTTTCCACTTGAAAGGGCGTTGCTCCATAGTTTTGCTAACCACCTCCGCAAGTGTAAAGATGCACGCTGCGCAAATCAGAGCAACTGCCCATCCGTTTTCCGCTGTGGCTTCACCTTTAGCAGTGAGAGCAGTTCCAACACCTACTAATAGTGCTATAAAAAGCACTAAAACATACTTGATTAATTCATTTACTTTCATTTTTCTACCTTTCTTTTAAAATTAAACTTATAATTATTTATTATCTCCAATCGTTATCTCGGTTGCCAATTAGCCAACCAGCTCCGATAGCTGCTTTATCGTGTGCAGGCGTCAAATTGTTGTAGCCTACTTTCACGCAAGAAGTCACTTCTCCTCCCTTTATTTCACGGGGGAAACCACCCGCAAAGATGTTTTGGCTTGTATTGTCATTTGCATTAACTACCTCTACTATCTTACTCTCAATTGAACGCAACTCAAAGTTATAAACTTGAGGGCAATTTAAGATTAACAAATCAACAGGGAAAGCCGCTGCATCATCATCAAAACCATATAGGGGGATTTCGTAATAGGTAAGTCCACGTTCTGTACGTTTGTTAAAAGCAACTCTTACAAAGCGTTTTTCGCTATCTCCAAGCCCATTTGTATAGAGTTCTCCGTAATCGCCCTTAACTACCATTGTAGCTCTTTCTTTCGAGCCAAATATACCTCGACACCAAATCTCCGAAGAATAGAAGCGGTGAGAGCGTTTAGAGACATCGTTATAGCCTTGATGATACATATCTCCAGCGAACCACATTTTGCCGTCGTTGCTAAAGTGAATTGAACCTACCTCTTTTCCTGTGTCATTCACACAAATAAGCTTTTTAAAACTGCCTGTAACGCCTTTTACCTCACCGCTAAAAGTAGAGCTTTTGCCAATGGTGATGTTTTCAGCGTAAACAGAGCCGTCATTGTGAACTCTAAAAGGTGCTTTTGTTATATTGTTTTCGTTTGCACCTGCCCAAATTCTCACAGGGTTTGCACCGTCGTTTTTGCCGTTTAAGCCTGAATTTACTGCGCTGTTCTCGTCAGCTGCTCCAACCAAGCCCGATATAATTCCGTCTTTGAAATTTATACGTCCAGCAATTACATTTTCGACCAAATCGAAGTAAGTCGAGCCGTCTGTACTTACAATTTTATCTGTGGTTATCCTCGAGGGCAAAACCTCTGTAAATCCATACAAAGTGACAAATGAACGTTCCTCATTTTGCTCGCTATTCAAGACGCCAACTAAAAAGTGATAATGGTTATCTCCCTCTAACTCTTTTGCGCTTTCTGAAAGCAAGAATACCGCCTTATCATCGGCTTTATTCGCCTTGATGTAGAGATAATAACGCTTATCGGCTTCGTTAAGGCTTGCAGACGCAAATCTTTCTACCTCCCAAAAGCGAAAATCGCTATATTGATGTTGAGGCTTTATTACCTTTATTCCAAGCGTCATATGTTGGATTATTCCTCCCTCTGCAATGAATGTTTTGCTTGAGCTATCGTAAATAAAGCGGTGAGAAACTTGCATAAAAGGCGGTTTTTTTGCCGACACAAACCTAAATTGTAATGATTCATCGCCTACAAGCATCGACATAGTTTGAATGGTTGCGGGACTAATCGAATCGCCAAAGTTTGAAAGCATTGCTTTTGTAATCATTTCTGCCGTTTCTTTAGCGTCTCTAAAGCGTCTTTTTGTAAATTGAATTGCTTCTTGGTGCTTTGTTTCAACGCTAATTAAATCGCTTTCAAGAGCGTTTAAACGTGCTGAAACACTTGCAGAAATAGTCTTATTTGAGAGTTCTATTTCTATCTCATAAGGGCTATTAAGCAACGTTTTTACGCCTGTAATTCTCACGACTGCACCCTCTACAATAACTTGGGGGTCAGAGAAATAAACCGAAGAACCTACCTTTAAATTATCGCCAATATTAACCCATTCTCTCTTTGCCCACACGGGGTCAATTTCGCCTTTAAAGGTAAACTTTGCATCCTCGTTATCGTACATATAGCGAATAGCAGTTCTTAGCATTTCCCATTCTGCACCGCTCTTTGTCTTGGTGTCGTTAATGTAGCTTTGTGGTAATAAGCAATGAAAAATTGCGTATTTATCACCCACTTTAGGCGCAAAAGTATTATTAGGCATCGAAATTCCGTCAATTTCTTGCGGTACAATTTCAAAGCGTCTAGCTTTCTTTTTACCTACTGCATTGTGAATGTATTTTACCTCAAACTCACGACCTGCAAGCATTCCCGATTGAAAGATAATAGTCATCGTTTCACCAGCGATTAGGCATTTTGAGAAATCCAAATCCTGTGGGATTGAATTATCCACAATATCAAACCATTTGTTATTTACGCTTTCAACGCTAGAGCAAACGCCAACCCTTGAGGGATAAATGCTTGTTGCATCGAAACTATCCTCTGCTAGGCTTTCATTTTGCTTGTCTGCTCTTGTAATTGACAACCCTTGCTCATCGGTTTTGTAAACTCGTTCAACTATACGATTAAAACCTTGCTCGTCCTCAAATTTAACACCGTCAAAAGCTAGCGTTACACCCTTTGGAAGATGCAAAGTTGCGCTACCATATTTGCTTTTATCGATATTGCGCTCTCCACCTTGCACAAATAACACTTCTACAGGTGCTTTATCGCTTGCATTTTGGCGCAAAACACCACTTCTTAAGCCGTTGTTATAGCCGTAAGAGAGTGGCAAAGGAATTTCCTTGTTATACTCAACTTTTTTGAGCGAAACACGCTTGTTTTTTATCTCAAATTCGGTGTTAAACTCGGTTGCCATTTGCGTTAAAGCGTCAAAACAATAAGCGTGGTCATAGTTGATTAATTTCTCTTCTCTTTCGATGCATTCGCCAACTGTCCACCCTTGTTCTCGCTTGTTCAAGTTATCAACTAGCAATTGCAAATGCTCCTTTGGCTTTGCTGTTAATGGAAACTTTAATCTGCCGTCAATAAGATTTCTAAATTTCCACATTTTAGCCTTACCAGCTTCGCTTTGTAGTGTAAGCGTGTATTCGTATCTGCGTGAATGCACTATATTTACATTTTCAGCTTTCAGTAAGGTGTATTTTGCGTTGTTGAACACGCAATAACAACCTATTGGCAACTCCAAATGTTTGGCAAGATTGAACTTAATATTAAGCTCATCTTCGCCCATAATTGTGCAGTAGTGATAACTAGTATCATCTACTTGCACATTTATTATCTCTCTGTCGTTTTTGTCGTAAAAAATCATATATCAGCCATTTTTATTATTAACTATTCATTTGCGATACAAAAGTCGTTGAACCGCTAAAGGTTGCGGTGCTTTCAGGAGCAACAAAATAAGTATTATCTTTCACAATTGCATCTATCAAAGTGCCACTTAGCACAAAGCTTTTCTTTGTTGAAAAATCGTTATTACCTTGCAATACTAAACGTGTTGTGTTGCCTTGCAAATCAACTCCGTTCTCGCAATTTCTAAAGATATTATCTTTAATTGCAATATTGTTCATCAAGTTCTTTGTATCGATTTTAATTGCTGTTGCGCTTCCGTGAATAGAGTTGCCAACGAATGAAATGTTATCACTCGTAACTTCTGCAAGTTCCGCAACAGAAATACCCACTTTATTATTAACAAGCAAGTTACTTGCAAATAGACAATCGTCTGCCCAAATGTGTATCGCTAAACCCTCGTTGCAATCGTATATTGTATTACCGCTCACATTTACATAACGACCTGTTTCAACAGTTATACCTCTGTTACATTTTCTTACCACGTTGCCTGTAATTACTTGCCCTTTTCCACTTTTCATTTTTCCGTCTCTCGCAAGTGTAAAACGCTTTTGGTCTTCGACGAAAATACCACGCATTCCACCGCCTACACAAATGTTATTTGCAATTACGATGTCTTCAGCGTCCCATTCGTCATAGCCTGTACCAATACCTATACAAGCGTGACCGAAGATATGACCGCCACGCCCTGCGTCAACGATGATATTATCTGTGATTGTCACACGATTTAAGAAATCAATTCCCAAAGCGGTAGGGCGACTTCCAACAGATTTAATTCGTGTAAAGTGAGCATCTTTTATATATCTCATAAAGAAGTGTTTACCTGTCTTCTTGGTTTGTGGGCTTTGCACCTCTAAGTCTGAAATAGCAATATTATACACGAAATCGCCCTCAAATAACGAATAATTATCTTTCGTGCCGTCTTGCATATCTAAAATTGTATTACCTATGCCTTGTCCTCGCAACTGAACATTGCTCATAAACTTGACAGTACTTTTAAAGATAAATGTGCCTTTAGGCAGCTCGATTATCCCTCCGCCAGCTTGGTTAACTTTTTCGATGAGTGCTGTTAAAGCGGGTGCGTTGTCGGTGCTGTCCGTTGAAACGCCATAATTGCCCGCAAGATAGACATAACCGCCATTTGCTGAGGCTGTTTCGAGCGTTTGGATTTTGTCGAAAAGCTTTTGCGCTGTGTACTCTTCATATTTTATTCCATACAAATAATCTCCCTGAACTCGTCCTTTTGCGGACACTTTAGCGTATTTCGCACCAACGGGAAATTCTACTACAACGTGTTTCAACTCGCCATTGCCTTTGCTGACTTGGTGGAATGCACAAAATTTCTTGTTTTTGTCATAGAAATTAATACCGCAATTGCTATGACAAAATAGATTATAGTCGAAAGCGTCGAAGTCGTCACGGCTTAAAAAATCTTGTGTGCCTATCCATTTCGTACTATTGATTTCTTTCCCTGCCTCTGCACCGCCATTCACCATTAAATCGGTGATGTTTGTAACCTTTTTAACCTTTTGCTTTTCTATCGCTTCATTTGCTAAAGTTGTGGCTTTTTCACCTCTCCACGAGAATTCGAAATTTGCAAAAGGTGCATTGTATGTATTTCGATAACGCAAATAGACATATTCTACTTCTTGCACTCTTTCAAACTCTCTTTCTTCGAGTGGCTTTAACTCGTACTTTTCAGTTGTGAAAAAGTCGGGTGTTGCACCTGCCTCTGCTCCGTTATAGCTTTTAAGCAAGTGGAACGAAATCGTTTCAGTTTCTGAAAGGTTTTTAATTTTGAACGCTGTTGTATCTTCTACGTTAATTGCAATCGAACGCCCATTATTGTTCAGTTCAAAGAGGTTATTTTTATTAATAAATTCCTCGTTTCTCCAAAGCGTTGTTTTGCCCTCTGTTATTTCTGTTGTAAATAATCTCGTACGCCAATTTATTACTTCTTTAGAGTACTTCGCATCGACGTCTTTTATTTGCTCGTCAAGTGCGTTTAAATGCTCGTTTGTAACATCTGAATAGCGTTCAATGCTTTGCACCCTCGAGATAGAAAAATGCTTAAATGTAAGCGTGCTTCCTGCTTCTTTCATTTGAAAAGAAAGCCACGATTGACCACCTGCAAAAGTCAAAATCTCGTCAAACTCAACAGCTTCACCGACGTTGAAAGTTTTGATAATATCTTGCTCTCTGAAAGGGTTGCGAACGTAATTTTTCAAAATCAATTGAACGACGTCTGTTGAGTTTCCATTACTTGTGAAAGCGAATTTCAAACGATACTTTTCGCCTGCTTTTAGATTAGTTGTTAAATCAAAGCCATAAGCGTTATTTGCGTTGCCGTCAAATGTATAAGTTGATGCGCCTTTCCAATAGTTAGAGCTAAATTGCAATACTTTGTTTTCAACTGCAAGAACATTTGCTGTACTTGCGTTATTACTTGGACTTGGACTTGTATTTACATTTGCACTCTCTTCTCGTCTGTTTTCTAAAGCTACCAAACGCTCTTTTATTCGTGTAATTTCAGTGCTTAAATTTGATACATCTATTGCACTATCTTCTGGTTTCACCTTTAGTGGAGAAAGATTGTTTCCGTCCCAATAATACATAACGCCATCGGTTTTATCGATGTATATTTTATTGGCGTAAGGTTGCACATTTTCGCCTTGCGTTTGGTAGATTTCATCTGTTCTATCAAGTTGCTCAATGTGCCAATTTGCAGAATAACTACCCTCGTGGAGAGCTACAAATCGCTTGTTTTGCTTATCGAACAAAATAGTATAATTAGCAGTTGCGGTTTCAGCTTCTAAATTACTTGCACTTTCAACAAAGCCGTCAAAACCTAACACGTTGAAAACATTTACATTTTCTTTGCGCGAGACCTCAACTTCTACTACTTTTTCAACCTCTTTTATTACTTCTTTCTCTACGACTTTAGGCTCGGGAATAGACAAAGAAATTGCATTGCCATTATCGTTCACAAGCAAAATATTACTTGCAACTGTAAACGCTTCTTGACGCACTCCGTCAATGCCATAATCACTATCGGGATGATGAAAAACAACCTCAATTTGTAGTTCGCCAACCGATAGGTTATGGTTGTCGAAAAATAGCGTTAAAGTTCCGTCTTCTTCCACTCTGCAATGATTAAAAACTCCCTCGCTTCTTCCTGCGGTGTAGGTTGTAAAGCCGTCTTCGACAAATGCTTTAATATCAAAATCGCAATCGTACCATTTGATAAAATTGCCGTCTTTCACCAGCTTTAGAGTTAATGGAAAATCACTCTTTTTGTTTATACGGATTTGTCCCTCTTGGGTTTTTCCGCAACGTCCTATCAAAATTTCAGACATAGTTGTTATTTTTTTTATGTTATGGTGCAATATTGCCAATTACAGTTATAGTTAAATTAAACTCAAGCCAAATCTTATCTGTGGGGTAAAATAAAGCTATTTCACAACTTTTGTACACGAACATATACGATTGCAAATTATCCTTTCCTAGTGTCCTATATCCTTGCCTTGTAAGCAACGAAAATAGGGCTTGCCAATTATTCCACAAGTCCTCCAAATTCTCTGCTCTCATCAAACACTTTAAAGTAGCATCTTTAGCGGTTGGCGTTAAATAGCCTTGCTTCTCATCATATACTAAAGCGTTGCTATATTTTGAGCTGTGCAAAAGATTTTGTTTTACCTCAATAATATTGCGTAAACTCTCGTCTGTTCCTTGTAAAACAGCCACATCGAAGTCTTTTAAATTCACTCCGTCAATTGTATAGCCTGTATCAGGTAGTAAGGCTGCCGACATGGGATAAGAGCTATTTTTAGTCATTTCCTCCGCTGTAAAATCGTCTGCAAATGCTATTGTAGTGAAGTAAAAGCCATTCACCAAGCTAACGGCTGTTTGCTTTATTAGGCGCAATTTGAACTCTCTTTGTAATAGCTTATCTTCAAACGTGTGATAAACGCTCCTTGTTAAATCTGTTACAAATTCTTCGAGGTTGCTGTCGCTACTTGCGTAAAATGTCAGATTTACCTCTTTTGGCTCGAATAAAGGCTCGCTTAAATCTGCGTCGATGCCCTCTTGCTCGAACCAATCATTATATATAAATGCTTTTCGAGTGGGATATTTGAGCAAGTCATTTATCCCACCTTGCGCAAGCAAGACGCCATAGCGCAAAAAAGCATCATTTCCATCTATATAAAGTCTATTTTCAAACATAGTTTTACACCATTTTTACACCCTTTATCGCAATGTCGTTTAGGCTGTTTTTTATTTGGTTTGAGTTGCTTTCAATCTTAACCAAGCGTTCACGCATTCCGTCAGTTTCGCTTTCGATGTGCATAACAGCTTTTAAAAGTGCTGTTGTATTGCTAACTAGTATTTTTGTGTTCTCGCTAATCGAGTAGGTGTGACCTTGAACTGCTGTCATACGTCCGTTTAGCTCGTTAACGCTATCTTGAGAAGCTGTTGCAATACCTTTGTTTGCCCCTGTTCTCGTTGCATCGTCAGAGAATAAATTAAAGCCTTTTTTCGCTGCCATTTCTTGGTAACGTTGCATTAAAGCGTTATAATTTCCTTGCTGCGATAAAATGCCCGTTGTCATTGTGTCGAGAATATTTACATATTCCTTGAATTTACTCTCCTCGTTTAGCGTTAAATCTTTCATAACGTCTTGCATTCGTGTATTAGCTTGCTCGATTATTCCGCTAAACATAGTAGAAAAAATCATCTGCTTGCCAAAGCTCTCGAGCATTTTTTGAACGCTTTTATTGAAATCCTCCGCTGCCGATGTGCCGTTTTTAAAGGCGTTGACTAAAGCGTCAGACATCGAGTTTCCCAAATCTCCGAAGATACCTGTAAGGTATTCTTTAACTTGCTTTGATGCCTCCTCTGCTTTGTTGTACAAATCAACAATATATTGCAATGTTTCTTTGCCTCCGTCTTGGAACTCTCTAGTATTAATAATGCTTTCAGCAAGTGTCTTATTAAACTTTCCTGACGCATCTATCAACTCGGGGTAAGCGTCTAAAAGACTTCCGTAAATATCTCTTCCTTTTCTAAATATACCACCTTTACGATGTCCTGTTTTAATACCAATATCGGCTAAACCTGCATAAGTTTTTTTAAGGTCGTTCCCAAAGCCTTTAAGCTTCTTGTTCACCTCTAAATCTTGGGCAAAACGCATTAAACCTAGTGGGTCTTTTGGCACTTGCAGACGGCTAAATTTGCGTTGTTGCTCAATTGTTCCCTCTATTGCACTAGCATAATCCGAATAGGCGTTTTTCATTGCCGATACAGAATTAATCGCTTTCTTGTAATCTAGGTTTCCAAAGATTGTATTTGCCCTCTCAAACTCTAAATTTTGAGCGTGTAAAGCAAGATTATAACTGCGTTGTTGCGCAATGGTTTCTTGTCTTATCTTCTTTAGTGCTTCTGCGTGTTCTCGTCCAGCTTGAAAAGCTTTAGTCATCCATCCGATTGCTTCGCTTGCAATAGCTTGCACACCGCCAAAAATACCACCTTGCGCAAAGCCTTGAGCGATATTGCTTGCGCTGTTCATTGCATCTGTCACGCCACGCATCATATCTGCTAAATTCTCATTTCCAGCAGCCTCGAACAAATCGCCTAATTTATTTGCCATTCCTCCGATTATTTCTGCAGATGCAGCGGCTGAACGACCTACTTTTTTAAGCTTTTCTTCCAGTCCTTTGTCCTTGTCACCCTTTGCAAATAGCTCTTTAACATCGCTTGCTAACTGCTTAAAAGGATTGCTTTTAAGAGCTTCTTTCTTTAAGCTGTTGAATTGCTTTGTAATTTCTTGTATCTTTTCGGGGCTATCTTTAAGTGCCTTTAGCTGTTCAGCTGTGAAGCCAAAATTAGGCGTTATATCCTCTGATGAAGTGTTTTTTAAGTAGCTCAAAAGCTCGCTAGTTTTAGCTATTATTCGCTCTATTTCTTTAGTGCTTTTTTCGCCAGCATCCTCGAATAACTCTACAAATAAACTAGATGTTTCTTTTAACTTTGACACCTCCTCATCGTTTACTCGTTTTAACGCTTCTTTGCGCTTGGTTTCAAGTGCTGAAATAGCTTGCTCTTTAGTTGCTACATCAATAGGTAAAGCATCTAATTCCTTACGCTTTTTATCGTATTCCTCGTTAATTCGAGTGCGTTGCACTTGGTAAGTTTCAAACTCTTTGAGTAGCTTATCTTGCAAATCCTTTTCTGCTTTTTCTTTGCTCTCGATAGCGACCTTTTCATATTCCTTTAATATGTTTTGCTGCTCCGCTGAAAGGTTATTTGTATCAAGTTTTAAAGTTAAGCGGTATTTCTCTTCCTGCTCCTTAGTTGCTTTTGGATTTTTATTCTTCCACTCTCTTAACTTGTCTTCCTCAAGTGCTGAAAGCATTTCTTTACGCTTCTTTTCGATAGATAAAGTAAGCCTATCATAGTTAAGCTCTATTTGCTTCTTTTCTTTCTCGAAGCCGTCCTTTTCTAGGTCGATATTCTTTTGTCTTAGCTCTAATTTGTCTTCCTTTTCTTGCTCCGCTATACGCTTTAAATACTCCTTAGAGAGCTTTGCTCTTTCCGCCATTTCATCGGCTAATTTTTGTGCTTCGCTTTTACCGCTTTTTGTTTTTTTATCAGCGTTTTTATCGTATTTCTTGACGCCTATTTTATTAAACTGCTTTTCTGCCTCTGTGGCTGCTTCTGATGCAACTTTCACGAGGTCTTGCATCTCCTTTTTTTTCTTGTCTTCCTCTGCTTTCTTTGCTTTGGCTGCTCTTTGTTGCTCGGCAAGAACCTTTTGCGTATATCCTGAATTTTTAACCTTTTTGCCCTCCGTTAAAAATACATTTCCAAACCTGTCGACATCTTGTTCTAGCTCATATTCAGGTCTAATATTTTTAACCTTTACCGGCTTTAATTGTATTTGTATCAACTCTTTTTGCTTCTCTTTTAGCATATCAAAGGCGGCTGCCGCTTTGGCTTGAGCCATAAGTGCTGCAACCACGCTAGACGAGTTTTGAATAAGATATTTATTTGCATCATTCACGCCATTTATCGCAACACCTAAAGAGTGAAAAGCATCTTGATTATCTTTTATATACTTCTTTTGCGCTTTAAAGTTATTTCCAAGAGCTGTGTATTCCCTTTTAAGCTTGTTATAAAGGGTTATTTGTTCAGAGACTTTATCGGCAATTGCTTTATTAAAATCCTCTTGCTTCTTAACTGCTGCATTAAATGCATCGTTAGCGGCTTTTTTAGCTGCATTAGCTTTCGCTGCTAAAGTACCGACAACTGCTACAACTGCTGCTATTGCAGCGGCTATCCAACCCCACACAGGAATAGCACGAATAGCAGCTCCAACGGCTCTAAAAGCACCCGCAAGAGTGAAGTTTGCAACCGTTCCAGCACTAGCAGCAGCAGCGTTTGTCGCCTTGCTAGCCGTGTCAAGATTTTGCATTGCAATAACCTCTTTTGAACCATTGCTAGACGCTTGCTTTGCTGTTGCATTGCGTGCTTCTGCTGCTGTGTTGATTTCCTTTGCAGCTGTGTTTTTAATTGTTTCTGCTGTCTCTGTTGCTTGTAAAACATTTCCCTCTGCAACGACCTTGTTATACCAGCGTTTTAAGCCATTGATAGTAACTAATCTAAATTCACTATCTTTATTTAATGCTTGTTGTACTTGTTGCAAGCCCATTGTGATGGACATAAGGCTTTGCACCTTAAGCATTACCTTTTGTAGGTTCTCATTTTCACCTACAAATAAAGATGCTGCGCCTTGAGCTGCTGTAAAAGCACCTGTAAGACCGCCTATACCTTTGATAACACCTGCTATTTGCGCTTCATCGTTGGCAAAAACGCTACCTTGCTTTGCGATGTCACCTCTAATATCCATCAGACGTCCAAGCTCTTGCGTCATCTTTACATATTCAGCGGATTTCTCGTCACCTCCATTAGCGATAAATTCCGCCATTTGCATTGATAACGCTTTAATTTGAGTTCTTAAAGATTGGGTTTTATCGCTTGCCTTTTGGGTTGCCTCTGCTTCCTTTTGCAACTTCTGTTCAACCTTTAGCAAATCATCAGCTAAAACGGCTGCTTGTTCGTTAACTTTTTGGCGCAAATTGATGTTTTCACGAATTGCAATTGTTTCGTTTTTAATTGCGTTATATTCGTCTTTTGTGCCTGTTTTAGCAACAACATTTTTTTTAGCCGATAACCTCTCATATTCGCTTGACAACTCCCTTATAGCTGCTTTATTTGTATCGGTAACTCTGTCTATTTCCTCGAAAGCAGCCGCAACAGCACTTAAAGTGGTTGGGGCGTTGGTCGCAATGTCAATGTTTACAACGGGTACGTTTGAAAGTAACTCTTGGATTCTATTACTCTCTTGTGACGCTTGCTTATCTATATTAGATAGTATATTGCTTGCTTTTTCAGCATCAGATTGCAAGCGTGAAGTATCAATTCTCGCTGAAAAATATAAACCTTTCTCATTTGATTCCATATATATACTATCCTTTCTGTTTTTTAGTCTGTTATTGAATTAAAGAAGTCATCTATCTTTTTAGAATTGTTCTTGTCATCACCATTAATTACTTCTTCATTTTTCTTGTCTTTTTCATTATCGTATGTAGGCAAAACTGCGCTGTACATCGTTAAATTAACGTAAGACATATCGTATAGCACTGTTTCAAATGGTAGGTGATAAACCTTTGCTGTGCCTGCTACGATTGCCCAAATGCTGTTATTTAATCCATTTTCGTTGGGCGAAGAAGATTTATCTCTGTTAGGAAAATGGAAAGCCCGAAAAAATCGCCTAACTGCAAATTGCCTATTAGCGTAGCGGTGATGTTGTAAAGCTCACTAGGTGAGAAATTCTCTAAAAGCTCTTTTGCTAGCTCTGCTTTTTTATCCACTTCGATAGTTTCTGTAACTACTTTTGTGGTCGTTTGAATGGTCTTTAAAGGGCGTTTAAACAAACCAAAAAGGTATGATTTGTAAACGATTTTTTCCTCTTCAACCTCGATTTCTTTTTGGATTGTGCGTTTTTCAGTGAGGTTTTTTGCCCCCAAAATAAGTATTGCTAAAGCTTCTCCAAATGGCTCACAATGCTTAGCAAAAGACAAAGATTCCTTTACCACTTCTGCCTTGTCTAGCGTAATATTTGGAAGTGTAGAAATACACTGTGAAACTTTGATAAGCGTTGCAACGCTAGGTGAAGCAACTTTGTATGTTTTAGTACCTACTAATATATTCTGTGGCACTTGCAAAATGGCATCACCTGCCTTTTGCTCAATAGTTTTATCGTTTGTCATGATATTATGTGTGTGTTTATATAATAGCAAGCTAGTTTTTACGCTAGCCTGCTATTTCTTTCATTAAGGGATTTGAGTTACCTCAACAACCGATGCTAAACCATCAGCGTTGATTGTCACCTTACCCACACGTGCTTTACCTGTGGTATTTGCAGACACCTTGATAGTTGCTACCTTTGCATTTGCAGTAACTGTAATCCAATCGCTATTTGGTGTGCTAACAGCGATGTTACCTCTCGATGTTGCAGTGATTGTCTTACCTGTGTTATCAGCTGCAGAAGTGAAATAAAGCTTATCGCCTGAAAGCGTTAGAGCGTTCTTTTGATAAGGCTTGATAATCTTACCTGCTGCAGGTTTCAAAGCCTTTGCTACATAGTGAAGTAAGATACCCTCTGCAGATGAATAGGTTTGCTCACAACGCAAGGTTGCACGCTCGATAAGGAAGCCTTTGCCACCCTCATCTTCAGGGGTTAAGCGGAATGCAAACTCACCAGCAATAACGCCATCTTCGTCCTCTACAAATGGTTCTTCACCTTTCTTGACAAAGTGGTCAAATTCAAAGGTGAAAGCAGATTTGCCAACTCGTGAATCAACAACTTCTCCGCCCTCTTCTGTAGCGGTTTTTTCCTCGCCTGGAGTTTGTGACAACTTAGTTGTATCTTCTTTTGGTGTTGCTGTCTTTTTCCAACTTCCATCAGGATTTCCACCTACAGATGGACAAAATTCAATTGTGGGTTTTCCCCATGATAAAACTGCCATAGTTTATTCTTTTTTTAGTGATTAATATTATTCATTTTCGAAGTAGTCATAACCAAGTTTTACCACGATAAAGTGTTGATTGGTATTATCTTCTTTAAAGCTAGTTATTGTGTTTGAAAGCTTGAATTTGTAGTTTGAAACGCCAGCTGTGAGTGAACTAACCCACTCTTTAGCAAGTGCTTCTATTACTGCTCCTCGCTTTTCGTTTTCGATGAAATTTCCACTACTATATGGGTCGTGATCATTGTAGAAAATATTGATGGTTATAACGCCTTTTTCTACTTGATCAGGAACACCTGTTGTGAAAATAATCAAGATGTCTTCAAGCATGCTATCTTTTGGTCTGTTTTCACGACTAAAAAAGATATTGCCAGATAGGTTTTGTTGAAGCCTACTACCTAAAAGTAGTCTGCGGACATCTTGAAGTATTTCTTTGCTCGTTTTAGCCATTTTTGAATTGTTCTTGTAATTGTTTTTCAAGTTCTATTTCTGCACTGTCTAACACATTTAGTCCTTTTGCAGAAACATATATAGCATAGTGCATACCAGCTACAACTATTAAGGTTATTCCTTTGCTCGTTTTGGCTAAAGCTTGCGCCAAAGCTTCACCGCTCTTCGTTCCATCTTTACCATCTTTTACAACGTTAAATTCACCTTGTCTAATAATCTCACCATCAATAGATATGATATAACCAATGCTACTTCTTAAGTTACCTGTTTGGTCTAAATATTCACCCGATAAACGAGCTGTATTTACCACATGTTCACCGATATAAGATAGCTTATAAATAGTCTCATTGATTAATTCTTCAACGCTACTCTTTAGGTACTTGTCTATCTCTTCTTGTGATGTTATTTGCTTCATTATTAGACGGTTATTTGGATTTCATCGACTGCCGTTAGTGGCTTAATTTGGATAATTGAGAATTCACCAAGAGAATTGCCAAACGCATCAAATAAACTTATCTGCTCGCCTTTGAAATTACGCATCTCGATAAGTATAGTATAGTGTTTTTCAGTGTAAGGCATGTTATCTGACTTCGCTAGGTTGTTGTAAGATGCTATTTCATACTGACATGGTATTGGTTTGCTCCATGTCGCCTTTTCGCAACTCTCAACAAAGCCTGTATCTCGGTCAATATAACATTGCGCTTTGCTTTTAACTCTTATAGTGCCATTCTCAATAATCATAAGGTGTCTCCCTTGTATCCAAATTTAGTTTTAACAGCTCCCGAAGTTTCTCCAAAGTCGTTGTATATCGCTTTTGCTAAGTTTCTAAACGATGTCCGTTGATCTTCGGAGAAAGAATAAGACTGCCCACCTTGCGACACGTCAGGAGCAAAGGAGAGCCACATATAAAGGTCAGCTTTCGCCAAGAGAAATCCCTTTGAAACTGCGATGTCACTTGTCAAGTCGGCATCTAAGTTTAGGCTTCTTTTTATTGCAATCTCCCCTATTGTTCTTTGTGGTATTGGATAGGCGTTTATTCCTTTTAAAACTTCGAGAATTGTAATCATGATAAAACTTTAATTATTAAGGTTAAATGAGCTTTCTTACCACTTCTTTTTGTCGGTTCTCACATACACGTTGCGGTATGCTGAATCAAGAACAGGGACAGCGTCGCATTGACCGATAGTAACCTCGCTTGTTGGCTCGATAGTACCATACTTTTTGACAACAGTATGAGCACGTTCAGCACGCAAAATAAGGTCACTATTTTCTCTCAATACGTCATATTGAGTTGTTCCTAAGCGTTCAGTTTCAGACAACACCATACGGCTATCTGCGAATGGATTTGCGCTAGTAGTTGTACCATCAGCAAACTCACGTGAGATAGTTTGGTCAATTACACGCAACTGCAATCCATTCAACCACGCTTGCCTTGCAAGCATTTGGTTTACCGCTGCTAAATCAGGTGTTTGAGCCATTCCAACTGCATTTTGGATGTAAGATGCACACGCCTTGATGATTTGCTCGCTTGAACAAATCTTGTACAACTCATCCAAGTTGATGAACGCAAACTTAGGATTGAGATTTCTTGCCTTTGCTTGCTTCACAATCTTAACCAAGTCACCGATAATATCAGCGTTAGCTGCATTGCCCCAATCAGTAGATGTTGAAACCTTGTTTTCTTCGTCCACATCATAGTCTAGTGAGAACTCGTTAGCAAATGTAGCGTTGTTGGTAGTTGTGAAATCCAACTTACCAGCGTTAGAAACCAACGCAAGAGCAATGTATTCAAGCTCTGACTGCACACCATTGAAGCAAAAATCAACGTCTTCACCCCAATATTGTACAAGCTTCACAGCATCTGCTTCACCTGCAAGAGCAAGAGCAGTTTGATAATCTTTGATTTCAGAACGTGTCATTTCACGTGAAATAGAGATGAAAGGAATGTCTCCCTTTGCACTCTCAAAGATTGGTCTACGCTTACGAATGGTTGTTCCATTGTCTGTGTGCAAATCAGCTGCTACATTCTTAGCTGCTAATTGATTTGACAGAGTTTTCCAAGTGAAACCTGTCACCTTTTTTACGGGGAAATGTTTGCCAAAATAGAACTGCGAAGCATCAGCTGAATTCAAGCGTGCTTGCACCATTTTATCATTCAATCCCTCGATTAATGTTTGTCTAATCATATTTTAAATTCCTCCTCCTTAGTAGTTGATTACACCCTTAAGTGCTTGTTCAATTTCAGCTGGCAAGTCGTTACCTTTGGTCACAGCAATTAACCAAGCATCAGTATCTAAGTTGTCACCTGCAACAACAGGTTTGGTAGTGCCGTTAATTGCAAACGGAGCATACTTCAATGCCGATTTGGTATCTGCAGATTCTTTCTCTGCCAAGAACACAAAAGCACCTTTCTTAAGCTCTCCCAACGCTGCTTTGATAGTCAAAGTATCAACGCTCTTGTCGCTAGTGTCAATTGCAGTGATAGTAGTTGCTTTGTTGCCAAGTTTAGCGCAAAGAATATCACCTACTACAAAGTGATGTCCTTTTTCTACCTTGATTACAACACCGTTAGCTGCAACATCTTCATTGATTTTTGCAACTTTCACAACGTGGCAAATGCCCTCAATTGGAGCTGAAAGAACAGTGCCCTCAAGCAGATATTTTCCGCCAAGTTCTTTAGTTTGCACAGAAACGCCACCTCTTACATCGGCAACTTTGTGCATGATGACGCTTGGAAATCTTGTCTCTTTGCGTCTTTGTACTGTCATACTCATTTTAGTTTGGTTTTAAATGTTAATTAAAAAGGTTGTTCACCATCTTTTAGAGCAACGTTTCTTGCTGCAATAGCTTCTTGTTCCTCCTTAGATAGTTCTTGAGAGTTATCTCCGCCTTGATGTGCTGCAGGACGTCCAAAAACAGCACCTTTAGACTTCACTAACGATGCGATTTCGTCTACCTCTGCTGTGATTTCTCCAACAAGATTGGTAAACTCTTCGTCAGAAAGCTTATCAACCGACATACGTTCATATGGTTTTCTAAGGTTTTCAGGCAATTTTTTGAACACTGCAGATAGCTTTTGCTTTCTTTCTGCGGTAATTCTTTCGCCATCCATTCTACCTAAGCGTTCAGAGAGTGTTTTGTTCTCTTCTACAAGCTGTTTTGCCCATTCAGGCATAGTTTCCTCTTGTGGCTTTGGCTTAGGCTCTTGTAGCTTTTCACCATCCTTTAAACCATACTTTTCCTCATAGTTGCGTACAGCAGATTGTTGAGCTTCTGTTGCTCTGCTATCGCCATAACCCTCGATGATTTGTTGAATTGTCACCCCCGAAACTGCGGTTGCAACATCTTCTTCTTTAGTTGTAGTCTTGGCTAGTTTGTCTGCAATCCTACTTAAAATACTTTCGTTGACCCCCTCAAACTTGGCTTTCAACGCTGCTAAAAGTTCTTTTTTCATTTTTCTTGTTTTTTGTTCTATAGAATACCCAAAATTAGATATTAAAGGAATTGTGTTTTTTCTAAGCTCTGAATTTTATTATTTTTAACAAACTAAGGGCAAATAAGAGCTAAATACCACATCTTTTATAGCTGAAATAATTTGCATACTACGATTTTTTGTAGTATCTTTGTACTACACATAAAGTGTATTATATATGAAGACTTCAAAACCACTATTTGTCAGCGACATGAAACAAAAATGCCAAGACATTATTACTTCTGTTTCGTGGAATGATTTCTCTCAAACGTATTTCAAGAAATCTTCCTCTTGGTTTTACCATAAAATGAATGGGATAGATGGTAATGGTGGAGTTGGTGGCTTCAATGAAAAAGAAGTCGAGCAGATGCGCAATGCACTTATAGACTTAAGTAATCGCATTCGCCATGTTGCAGATAAAATTTAGTATGTCAATTTTAAAAGAAAGGAAGAAAAATGTTAGGAGCTATAATTGGTGACATTGTGGGTTCTAGATTTGAATTCAACAATACAAATAAAACAGACTTTGAACTATTTACCTCCGAATGTTCTTTTACGGACGACACTATCTGTACAATTGCTGTTGCAGATGCTATTTTATGTGGGATAAGTTTTGAAAAATCATTACTTGAGTGGTGTAGAAAATACCCCAACCCCACAGGAGCTTATGGTTGCTCTTTTGCTCGCTGGATAAATTCCAACACACCTACGCCTTATGGCAGTTTTGGCAATGGCTCTGCGATGCGTGTATCTCCATGTGGGTATCTTCCTACAAGAGAAGAAGTGTTGGTGTCTGCAAGAAAATCAGCAGAATGTACACACAACCACCCCGATGGTATCAAAGGTGCAGAATGCGTTGCTGATTGCATCTATACCGCAAGGCAATACAAAGACAAGGAAAGTATCAAAATGTTGGTAGCTCAATCTTATGGCTATGATATATCGCAAACCTGCGATGAAATCAGACAAACAAATAGCTTCAATGAGACGTGCCAAATAACAGTGCCACAAGCCATCGTGTGTTTTCTCGAAAGTACAGACTTTGAGAGTGCTGTTCGCCTAGCAGTGTCAATAGGTGGTGACAGTGACACAATAGCTGCCATTGCTGGTAGTATTGCAGAAGCTTATTACGGCATACCTCAAAATATACAAGACAAAGCGTGGGGCTATCTCCCAAAAGAAATACAAGAAGTAGTAACTCAATTCAAACAAAAGTATGAATAAGAAGCAAGAACTTATAAAACAATGTCGCTATTATCATGGTCAAGAAGAAAGCCCTTTCAACGATGCTACTATGGATTGGTTTTGGGATATGGAGCGTGTGTATGTGTCTTCACAAGGTCAATTCATTGGGGAAAGTGAATACTATAAACGATTAAACGGAAAACCCTATCCAGGCATTCCATTTAATCTGCTCATGGTAATGTTTACTTCTTGGGGGAAAACAGCCTATTCAATAAAGGATAGCATCAATGATTTCTACAAGTTGATGGATGAATACTTATTCATTGCTAATGAACATTATCCAGAAGATAAAATACCTGGTCAATAGCCTATATTACTATCTGGAACGTAGGACAATGGTTTAATCTCTTGCCCTATCACCTCACAATCAATAAACGTCTGTGTACCAAGTTGGTACACTTTTGTTATTCGCATTAGTGTACCTCGCTGAAACAATGTTTCGTGTTCATAGCTAAATGTACTAAACCTCTGCTTTCCGTCCCATTTTCTACCCGCACCATTGCCGAATTCACTGATAGGCTCAATATAGGCGGCTTGCGTACCCTTAGGCGCATACACATTGATAATAACAGACTTATTACTGAACCCCTTGCCCTTACGGCTACCTGTGGACATAAAACCTCCCTCTTGCATAGTCATACCCACCAAGTCTTGTAAATCATTAGGCATTTTGCCCCCTGCAAACCTTATTCGTGAAGCAATCACCCCAAGACCATCATCACCTCGCATAAACCACATATCTTTGGGCAAGATATTCTTACTGATGTAAGAAGTAATATTGTTTACTCTATGCTCGAAATCTGCCTTTGTCTGGTGGTTTAGATATTTGCGACCTTGCAAAGGCTCGTTCACATTGCAATAGTGACTGGTATATTCATAGACCCTATCCTTTTCATCTTCTGTTGAAGCAATCCAACTCTTTGCCGCAACATCAATAAGGGTCTCATCTGCAACCTTTCCGTTTCCTTTATCCCACACTGCTTTATCCTTGCGTTCTTGCGTATAGGCATCTGGACTAAACCCATTGCCCAGTTTGCTTAACTTCTTCAAGTCTCGGGCAAGTTTAGCGGCTTCCAGCTTTGATACCTCGTTATTTAGTGCATCAGCCTTGCTTTGAAGTTCTGCAATCGTTGCTTTGTTGCCAAGTAGGGATTGAAGTTCAGATACAAGTTGCTTGACCTTTGCACTCTTGGTCTTTTGAGCAAAAGAAAATGAATGACTAACGCTTGCTTCGATTGTCTGCTTATCAATCTTGTACTGTACCTTGTAAAGGTGCATCTTGTAAGCGTCTTGTGCAACGCCCCAAGTCTTGTATTTTGTTTGTGCACCGTATTCATTCGTTCCAAAATACTCATCCACTTCAAACTTTAACTTCTTTGCCTGTTCTGATAATGTCAAGCCATCCCAATTTGCAAGCTTCTTTTCAACGGCACTATATACATTTTTGAGTTCATCAATTGTAAATTTCTTATGCCACTCGTGAACGTTTGGAATAATTGTAGAAAGAGCTTTTTCTTGCTTCTTCATGTCAGAAACAGCCTTTGCAACTTCTCTTGTAAGGGTTGATATTTTCTTTATATCTCCACTTCCTATTACTGCTTCTAATTTAGAATAATCTACCTCACTATAATCCTTAGCAACATTAAGAACATTGCTAGCTGCTACTCTTATAAGTTGGTTTTTCTTTCTCTCGTCCCATCTCTTTTGAATATCTGCTATCTGCTCTTTTGTTCTTTGAGATTGTCTTATCTTAGCTTTTTCAAGAGTTGTGAGTGGCTTTTGACCTATAAACTCACCATCTTTGAAATTGTCTTTGATGAAATAAGGCAACGACTTCGCCTTGTCGATACGCTCTTTGTTATTCTCATACCATTCTTTGAATTTGCTTGGTAGTTCTTTTACTTCGCTCTTGCTTGGCTTTCCACTCTTTAGCTCATCAGGTGTCTTCAAAATAGAAGTCACAAAGCATCTGCAGTGAGGATGCCAACCTGTAAACTTGAAATCCTTTGGATATTTACCTTGCAATTCATCGCAAATGTCATGAAAATCATGTGGTTTTCCGTCCCTACCTTTGCAAGTATGGTTATTTGATAAGTGAATTTCAATGCCAACAACAAAGTCCATTTCTTTCCAACGCAAATGGTCTGCAGTGCGATAGGCAATGTTTGTTTCTGTCGCTGCCAATCTTCGTGCGTTCATGTACGATGAGCGATAAACACCTTGTCCAGGATGGAAAGCCTTAGCAGCCTTTGATAGCTGTAAAATGCCGTGTTCATCCTTATAGCGTCTAAAGAGCTTATTAGTGTTTTGCAAATAGTCTCTCAAAGAACGACTCATTTGGTCGGCAGACTTACCACTACGTATGCCTAAATCCAAACCCATTTCTATTTCACTCTTAAAGCGTTTGGTGAAATCCCACACGCTATCAGAAAGGCTTAAACCATTGCGTTTGCGCTCAATAAAGGCGTCTTTTGCGTCCTCATTGTTATTGAAATAGCGTTTCTTTTGCTCATCTGTAAGCTTATCTTTCTTACTTCCAAAAGCTTTATTTACTATCTCATCATTTTTGCTATTAGACAATGCCCATTCAGCGTCAATTCCATTCACGATAGATACCTCAAGAGACTTCTTGAACTTAGATAGAAGTGTGTTCATCTTCTTTTGGGTTTGCGGATAATCGTCAAAACTGAAAGGCTTTGAGCTATCCACACCATTAATTGAGCAACCGATTTTACTTGCTTCATCGGATGCTAATTTGTAAAGTTCTTGAATTCTTTTGAGATACAGCTGCACATTTTTCAAATGCTGTTCATCGTGCTTGTCTTTTGGCTTGGGCATTGTCTTATCTTGGTATTAGTTCATCGTTATTGAGCAAGTGAGAAGCTATCTATCTCTTGCTCTTCTGTTATCTCCTTAAAGGTTCTGTCGACATCGTCAGAGTAACCGAAGTTCTCAATACTCTCTCGTTGAGACATGATAGCTTTACCACCATTAGCAGCAAGTAGCATGTTCACGTTTTCCAAGTTATCAGAAATAGAGAATGGGGTAATTTTATTTTCCACCTTTAGGGCGTCAATGTCTTGTGTGTAAGCTTCGCCAAGAATAATCTTTGCAAAGGCTTTGAGCACGTTTGTCTCTCTGTCTAAGAACTCTAAAACTCTTCCGCTTTCGTCTTTGACTTTCATTTGAGCGTCAATGAATAGTTGCTTACGGCTTTCGCCTGATAAGGCTTGCTGTGACATCTTCTCATAGCTCCAATCAGGTAGTTGCAACTGCGTGAAAAACATTGCTCTTAGTTCATTGATATAGAACTTCAAGTTGTCAACTGCTTGCGTCCATGTAACATAGCTCGCAGTGGCTTCTTTAGGCAATTGTAGCACTGCTCTAAACTCTTTTATACTGCTTTTTTCACCGCCATACGACACGTCTTCATCAGACGATACCACAAACAAAGGCTTACTATTCTTACGCAAGTAATTACCATTGCGTGAGAGTGCCCATTCCATTTCATACACAATCTTTGAGGTATCCTCCCAAATTGGCGTTGAACGATACATATACACAGCTGGTATCTTTAGTAGTGTAATCTCTTCATCTTCGATAATCTCCCACTCTCCATTTGCATTAGAGAACTTCATGTGTCGCTTTTCGCTGTAAGTATCAAAGAAATCTACTGTTTTCTTTCCAACCTTGCGCCTATAGGCTACTGACATCGCAATCATATCGCCATATTCATCGAACAAAGGAAATAGAATGTCATCATTCATAGGCGTGAAGTTTCGACAACGCAATTTAAGCTCGCTTGGACGTCCATAATGGTTGTTTGGTGTGTCTGTTGCATACCACAGCGTTGCGACTTCACAACTAGCAAAAAGCATGTTTAGACGCTCAATATTGACGCTGTCTATTCTGTTGCGTTGATAGATAGCTTCAAGAAGTGCTGCTACTTCTTTTTGCTTGTCGTTTTCAGGCTTGTAAATACGCTTTACAGGTATCCCACAACAAAGCTCTGTCATACGCTTAACTGCTAAACGTTGCAAGTCAAACGTTACTCGAGTTACTCGTTCAATATCCCCATCTTTCACAATGTCAGGATAAATAGCCTTATTCATTACAGGATGCTCTTTAGGCTCATATTCAGTCCTTAAACCATCTTTACCATGCCATTGAGGTAGGTTTATGTTTTTCTCTTGCAAAGCAACTACAATCTCACTTGGTGATGATGCGTTATTGATTATTTCTTCAAAAGTCATAGTGTATAATTTATTTTAAAATGCAATATTTGATAATCGTTCTAAATCTATCGGTTTGTGAGTGCTATTAAGGTGATAATCAATAGCATAGCAAAGAATATCCACGTACTCATCGTGGGGTTTTGATGGAAACCCGCAAACCTCGTCTATAAAGTCTGTGTTCCACGCTCCATCAACCAATACAACTCTACCGCATTCAACCGCTGGTGAAGCTGTATTAAGGCGTGTTTCTTTGCTCTCCTTTGGTGTAGGCGTTTTAGTTACATTTAAACCTGTTGTTTCTTTGAGTTGCTGAATTACTGACAAGCCGTTAGCCTTTGGTTCTATCCTTATGGTGCTTTTTGCAGTATAGCCATGCGATTTCACATAATTTGGAATAAACCTTATCAAGTCGGGGAATTCCTTTCTCACTTTTTCACCATGAATGATGTACAAATCATTTCCAATTTTACACGTTGCGATGATGCCTGTAGGGTCATTGTTGCTCTTCTCGGTGTAAGCGGTATCCATGAAGAATATTATAGGTTCTGAATGATGCAAGCGTATGAACTCATTCATTGAAATTCTCGCAAACCAATTGCTCTTAACGATGTTACCTCCTACTATCGTTGGATGTTGTTGATAAAGAGCTGAAAACTCACGTGGTGCACGCCCTTTTTGCTTTGTAAGCTTTGCTAAAGAGTGCCTTTCCTCCCACAAAGCCTCGCCTACCTTTCTAGGAGAATTAATCTCTCCATCGTGGTCTTCTTCACAGATAGCAGGAATTGAGAGCACCGTCCACTCTTGTGGTTCTGCTTTCAAAATCCTACCTGCTAAATCATCTTCATGCCATCTAGTCATGATAAATAACTGCTTGGAATCATTGTGCAAACGAGTTGTAAGTACGGTGTTGTACCAATCCCAAACTCGTTGACGATAGGTTGTAGAGTTGGCTTCTGATGCATCTTTCACGGGGTCATCAATGATTGCAATGTCAACAGGTGTACCTGTTAAAGAGCCACCAACACCGACAGCTTTGTAAAAGCCTTTGTGATTGACAATCTCGAAAATATCAACGTTTCTCAAGTAGCCTTTTACATCGGTTCTAACATTTGAGCCATTGAGATATGTATTTGGGAATATAGCTTGGTATTCTTTGGTGTCAATCGTTCGCTGAATTGCTCTTGAGAATTGCTCTGCAAGGTCTGCCGAGTAAGAGCTACCTACTATCTTTAAGTTAGGGTTTTTACCCAATGCCCAAGCGGGGAAATTACGTGAAATAATCTCACTTTTGCCATGCTGTGGTGGCACAAACACCATAAGGTTTTTAATCTTGCCCTCTAAGAGCATTTGACAATAGTCTGCAATGACTTTGTGAAACCATTTAAGCTCATATTTTGAATTGGAATAGCCAAGAAAGCACGAAAAAGTTGATGGAGCTTCAATTTTTAGCTTTTGCTTCTTTAGCTCCATTAATTTTCGCTTAATTTCCGTTGTGTCTTTTCCTTTTCCTACCATGAGTTTTACTCTTGAGAAATCAATTTATCTAATCTTTCAATCTCTTTGTCTATTTCTTCTTTGCTCATCTCCTCTTTCTCCTCTAACTTCTTAACTGCAACATCTGTACGCTGTTTATTTTGGTAGTTGTCGGGGTCGATATTAGTCAGCAAGAAGATAGCAGCTGCTACATTGGGTTGGTAATAGACAGTTTTCTTTTTGAACTTCTTTATTACAGGTTTACTTGCATCTTTAGGATTTGGGACATATTCGGTCTCTGTTTCCTCTCTCGAATAGCCTTTTGCCACTTCTGCAAGTGACACTGAAAGGTCGTGCGATAGACGCTTTTTAAACGTCTCTTTGGCTTCTGTTACTGCTTTCTTAAAGTCGGGTTTCTCCATCCAATGGTAGAACGTCTTATAGTCAATTGAAAAACGCTTACAGAAGTCTTTAAGCATAGCACCTCCATAATCTATCAAGCCGTGTACTTCTACCCAATCTGCACACTCTTTTGTTATCGTTTTATTAAATTTAGTCATTGCTTTTTATTGTGTTTTTGGAATTTTAGGTATTGTCTAACTTATTTCTGCCCACTGCTTAACTATTGAGTATAAGGCATTTCCGCTGTCATCGGTATTGCCAAATGTATCGCTATTACCATATTGAGCAATCTTAAGTTGAGCTTTGATAAACGCTGCTTGTTCTTTTGCAAGTGTGAAAGTGAGCTTTTCAGTATCGTTATTTTCATCGCCTATTTCACCATTGGCATTTGGCTCTTCACCTGTTGGAATTATCGGTAAATCAACACCCCACTCTACAAGTTGAAGCTCATCCCATTCATTTGCGAGCATATCCCAACTCCATTTCCCAAATCCATTGTTATCGATGATGGTATAAGCTTTGAGTTGTTCAATTGATGTTTCTTTAGGTATAATTATGCAAGGTGCTTCTGTATAACCTAGCTCTTTTAAAGCTCTATAGCGCATATTTCCACCGATGAGGATGTATTTGCTATTGTCTATAGGATAAATGAGCAAGCTACGCAAGGAGAGCATTTCGGGATAATCTGTGATATTGGTTTTAAGTAATTCCATCTTCTCACGTGTTATGCTTCGTGGATTGGATGGAAGTCCCTCCAATTGTCCCTCATTGACTTCTATATCATCTAATGGTAGTATTATTATCTTTGTAAAGTTTGTGTCTTTCATGTTATAAATATTACATATTATGCAAAAATAAGAAAAGAGCACTTTTAAAGTACTCTTCCCCTATATTGTAATATTTTTTAACAGAAATAACTCTGAACTTCTTTCATAAAATCGTCCAACGACCTACAAATCACATATTTATAGCCTGCCCACTCTAATGCTCTTTGCATCATTATTTGCGATGGTTGCTGTCTTCCTTTTTCAGTTTTCAGCTCAACAAATAGTGCGTGATAGTCTTTTGATGGAAAGCACAAAATCAAGTCAGGAAAACCAGCTCTTGTACCCATTCTTTTAAACTGAATAGCTTCAAACCTTGTCCGTTTTCCTCCGTTTGGTGAATGATGAAGAAGTAAGGCTAGCTTTGGGTATTGCAGATTAAACCAATTCACGCAAGCTATTTGTATTTGGTCTTCTTCGTGTGTCATTTTATTTTTAGCTTAAAATGGTACTTCTCCTTTATTTCCTTGAGTATTTGCAACGTTGGTATTGCTTGCGTTGCTTTCCACCTTTCTATCGAGCAATTGAAGTGTTTCAGCTTGCTTTTGCCAAATTGTGATATTATGCCATTCTGTTTTATCAGGATAGACGACACCGCTCTGTGAAGTGTAGCCTTTTTCAGTTGTAGCAATGGCTAAATTTGCAACCTTTTTGCCTGCTGGCGTTGTGGTAATTTTTGGTTCATCGCCAACATACCCAAGTATTATAGCTTTATTAATCGATGCCATATATTACTAGTATAGTATTTATTTTTATCTTATATTATATAAACTATTATATCTACTACTAAGTATTTATTCTAGAAGTAGAAAAAATCATCTCTCATGTACACAATTATGCCATTAAAAATGTTTTTATCTGACGACCCAAAGATATAGTGTATAAACTCTTCTTCTGTCATACATTCATTTTCGATGAGCTTTGAAACGCTAACCATTTTGTGCCCAACTCTAGCGGTCATTATTCCTCCACTTTCAGGATGTCTACAAATAGAAATAGTGTCATAGTTTAGATGCTTCACACAACCTAGCTCTATTTTGCTTGGTTTTAAGCTCTCTACACCATAGCATATTTTGAGCTTTTGACTACCTGAATTAACGCAAGACAAACGCTTGCTTATCGTTGTGAAATCCTTAAGAATGCAATGTTTTAGTTTTCCATCGAGGTACATTTTGCTAACACGCTTGCGCAATTCTTCATCATCGATTATCTCACTTAGACTTTTACCAATATTCAACTCTAGCATAGTAGTAATTTTTAATTAATACACTTATTAATAATCTATTTAATATTATATATTTACAAAGATACATTAAATTTCTTATTTAAGCAATATATTAATTATTTAAATAGTCCTCAAATGTTATTTTCTTAAGTGAGTTATGAAGCACACCAATGTTTAGTTTTACACACTCGTCTTGCAGTATCTTTTCTATCTTGATATTACCAGCTCCAGCATCTACACACTCTTTTATACAGCTCATCAGCTTGTCCATTTGCGGTGAAGTGATATATTCTCTCTTTCCATTTATAACTCCTTTAACTTCGCTTGAAATGCCATTTAAGAAGTCATTTGCATAGTTGAGTATTTGAAGTGCTATTATAGCGTAAGTTGAAGCATCTTTGTATGGAAACTCTCTATTCTCTCTCTTTATAGCGTTATTCACAGAGTGGAAGAACTTTATTGCATCGTTGTAATAGCTAGACATGAAAGCATCTAGCACGTCATCAAGCAAGTTTACGGTGCCTTTATCTTGGTGCTTGTCAAGCATGTTTCGCCACTCCTGTATGAGCATCTTCATTGTACGTGAAAGCTTTATAGTGTCGGGTATTCGCTTCTCGGCTAATTCCTTTAGTAGCTTTTCTACATACACTATCGCTATATTATAAATCACAATAGGCATTATCACTTGGTGTGCAAGCTCATTTACAGAGAATTTACTTGATAGCTTTTCTTGCTGTGTTTTGACGCTTTTAACCTCCAATTGCTGTTGTACTTGCGACATACTCACAACTCTCCAACTAAATCGCTTAGCGTTAATCTTATGTGGCTTACTTCGGTTGTTTTCACGTACAATCAAGCACGTTGTTCCATCTTTAAGTGGACCTGTCTCTTTTGCAAAATATTGTTTGCCTAATTTTATTTCAGATTGCACCCTATCATTGCAATTTCTAGCTATTATTTGTATGAGCTGCATGCGTTTTTAAGTTTAGAAGTTAATACTGAAATCTCTCTTAAAACCTCCTCGAAGTGTTCAACTGAAATGTTGGTGTTATTAATTAAGAAGCAGTAGAGTTTGTTTACTCTACTTTGCTTCTCTTGTATATTAAATTGCATAAATATTCATTTTTAGTGTTGTTCAATTAATGGAATAATGCCTAACTCTTTTAAGGCGTCATAAAGGAAAATTCTACCTCTTTGCGTCCATTCAGATATCATACGTGTGTCAGGTGTACCATCTTTATGTATGATTGTGATGGTCCTGCTATGAAGATAGCCTTTACCGATGAATGGAGAGTACAAAATCCACTGTCCGTTAACTTTATGCTGTATCTTCATCTCCTTTAGCTTAAGGTTCAAAGCCTTTGCAGATAACCCATAGTCAGCTGCTATTTGAGTTGTGGTAACAGTACCTTTGCTTTGTAGGATTTTATTTAGATAGTCATTTCCTTTCTGCATTTCAGCAATAAGTTGCTTTTGCGTGTTATTTTCAACCTCTAGTTGCTTTATCCTTTTGTTGCGCTGCTCGATGGTTGTTTTCGCTACTAACACGGCTTTAGCCATGATTTCATCGTCTGACATGCTATTATTAGTTGCAATATAACCACCTGTTTTGCGTATGGTTGGCAAAATTTCAGCAGTCACCCACTTTCTAAATACTTTTGCTTCTGCTTTTCTGCTATCTAGAATGACATCATACAAGCCATCTTCATTTACAAAGTTTGCTTGTTGGATTCTTCCTAGACTATCAGAGATGGGTTGGGTTGAAACCACCCCATCGTCAAGTCGTCTTTTTACATCTCCCTGTTGCAAGTCTAAAGCTTTGCAAACATCACTTAAACAAAACAGCGGGTCTGTTGCCGTCCCCGCTGTTCTAATTCCACCAAATTGTGGTGAATGAAAAATTGTAACTCCAATGTTATTGCTCATCGTTCACTACTTGAATAATTTTAGTCTCCTTGATTAACTCGATATTGTAAGAGCTTATATATTTGCTCGCCATGTATTTCTCCGTTGCTTTGTGAGCACCTAGTGAGGTTTCAGCTTCAACGAGTAGCTCTATTGGGGTGTTTTTCTCATTTCCTCTTACATCAAGAGTACAAATTAAAACTTTGCATTTAAAGAAGTTTCCGCCCTCTTCACCATTACTACGCAATGATACATCTGCATACTTTGTAATTGCAACAGATGTAATATTGATTTCTGTTTTTACATACTGACCTAACTCCTTGAGGATAATTTCCTCCGCACGTCCAAATGACGATGTTTTAACTAAGAATTGTTCAGTAACTGTCTTTGTAGCTCCACTATCTAGCACTTTTTCATAGCGTGCTTTTACTAAATAATACTTTTCCATTTCTATTCTGTTTTACTTTTTAGTTCTACTTTTCTTTGGAAGCACCCAACCTCGATGTTTTGCAACAGCTTGGTTAAATCTCATCCAAACTTCATCATCTTTAAACTCAAAGTGCATTGTTCCTTTTTTGAAAGCTTTTACACGGAAAAATGCCCAATCAAACCAAACTCCATAACCAACTCTATTAGTGTAAATATACTTGTTTAATCCCGGTATTTCATCATAGTTTGTCGCTGTGATATAGCACAAAGCCCTTACAACATCCTCAACTCTCTCTCTATTTGTAGAGTAGTATGAGAAGTTGATAACTGAACCACCAAAACGTGGCTCATAATTGGTCATGCAAGGAACAATAAACTTTCTATTTATCATATAATTAGCGTTGGTTTTCCACTTCTCACCTGCTGTTGAATTTTCAGCAGAGAAAGAGCAAATCATATCAAAAGCTTCTAATAGAGCTTTATCCATTCTTTGTCCTGTCGTTTGAATTACCATGTTCAAAACTTGATAAACATTGTGCATCGTGAATGGTACATTTACTTGAGTTTCTATGAACTTATTTATTTGTTCACGCAAGCCTTTTGTAGCATGTTTTTCCATGTTCAAGCTATTGAAAATCACACGCCAATAGTACTTTTGTAGTTGCTTCTTATATTGCTGTCTTGTGATATTCACAGCCTGCCCCTTATCGTCAATAGTACCAAATCGAATAGGCATGTAATTATATCTATCGTCTGAAAACTTTGCAATATCGTTAATCTTTTGAGTAGCTTCCATTGTCTCGTCAAACAGCTTAACTGCTGATGTATAGCGATTCACCATGTCACGCACAACATTGTATTGCACAAGTCCCTCTGCATTGTTATTATCAAGTACATCCTCTTCATTTGAAAAGATATAATTTGCGAACTCATTTTCTCCACTACCCTCCTTGTAAAGCTTCACAAGAGAAACAGATACAGATGTTGTTCTTTCTGCATCGTCAAAAACAGAGCCTAAATTTTCAGAACAGCCATAAAGTTCTATTAGCTCATACAATTCTGCTCTTTCACTTGAATATCTATTTTCAATATTAGAAGTATTGCAGAGAGCTATTATTGTGCATCCAGCAGGTGCAATTTCAAAAGCATGCTTAATATGCTTTACACCCTCGCTAAATGGTGGGTTCATCACAATAAAATCGACATGGCTTATTTGCTCTGATGTCACCTCAAGAAAATTACTTGCAAGAAGTTGACACTCACCTGCAAGTAACTTTTGTAAGTGAGTGTCTTTTTCACAAGCAATAACTTCACCAGCTCCATTCTTTTTAAGCCATTTGACGATATTTCCACTTCCTGCAGATGGTTCTAAAATCGTTTTACCCAAGATATTTTCACCAAGTATCATTGTGCTTATAACCTCTTCGGGTGTGGGGTAAAAATCGGGATTATTTGTGAATAATTTCATTGCTCTTTATTTAACTTTCAATCTCTTTTCGAAAATCGCTCTGACGGCTTTTGCATCTTCTTCGGCTTGTTTTCTTTCACTTGGTAGGTAATAATTGCCTGAATTGAAAATTTCATCGTCAATAGTACATCTTATCTCTGTTAATTCTGCAACCTCTCCCAATCTATCTATTGTTAAATAAGGTTCTCCTTTTTTCGCTCTTTTTCTAATCTTCTCCATTTGCTTTGTTTCTGCATTCCACCGCAAACCCTTTGTGTATAACTCATTAAAGAAAGCTTGTTTTTCTTCTTCTGTGGCAAGGTAATAATGAGAAATATCCCAACCCAAATCATTTACTATATCACAATTATTATAATGTATATTACAAATTATTTTTGAATCCTTTTTGTAAGATTTGAATATAATAGTTCTGTTTGAGATTGTTGACCTTAAAATATCGCCATCTTTAAACTCTTCTTGCTTCTCTTCGATAATAATTAAATCGTCTTCAATAGTTGCCTTGCAACCTGTTGGGATTGTGATCTTATCCCCTGCGTTTAATTTAATTTCCATAGTTATTTACTTTTTACGTTTCTTTTTTCTTTTACTTGCATAAGGCGTTGAACCTTTACGGCACTTCCCATTATTAAAAGAGCATTCTTCAAATTGATTATTCGGATAAAGAACTACTGCATTAGGATGTAGTGCTATATCATAAATAATTCTATTTAATTCTTCCATAGTTGTATTATTTACTTAATTCCTATTAAATGCTGACATTATTAAGCAAAGTATAATTGTGCTTATAATTGCTATTGAAACGAATAAAATAGAACACTCAATTGTGCTTAATTCTGAAATTAATTCTTTCATAGTTGTATGTTGTTTTTTTAGTTTAGTCCTCTTCTTTCAACGCTTTTAATATAGACTTTCCATTTCACGTACAAGACTATCAATGTACTTAAACGCTTCATCCTTGCTAACTTGGTTCTTCTCTGCTTCTTCAATTTCTGAAAGAGTGAGGATTGCAGGCATTAAAGAAAAACCTCTAATTTCTTCTGTTATAGGACTTTCGTGTTTGAAAAGTTCAAAGGCAAACCCTTTCACAAGAACCTCTTCATTTTTGCTCACAAAACCGCCCTCAAATCCAAGTAAATAGTAGTACTTATCTTCGATTTTACACCACTTAGTTACAAGATGCTTAAATCGTTCTGTAACTATTTTATTAATCTCTCGTTCTCGCTTTTTTCTTGACTTGATTAGTCTTTTAACAAAGCTACATTCACGACTTACTAATTTTAAAAATTCCTTGTGTTTCATCCTTTTATTTCTTTTTAGTTTTAGTTACTCTTACATATTCGATGTCGCTGTCGTAAATCCTATCTACGCACCAAGTTACCTCCAAATCGTTAAAATCTTTTATTCCTAAACCCTTTATATCACCAAGATTTAGGAATATTCTTTTGGGTATATTTTTCATATTTACATGTTGTTTTTATGTGTTTAAAATAATTGCCTTTCGCTGTATCTTTGCTCTTTACCTAATATAAAATCGTGTATAAAATTTCTTGCGTAATCCTTTGAAATCATCGAGCGTTCCATTGAGCAAACACCAGCTTTTTTCGAGCCTTTCGAGGACTTAATTGTCTTCTTTGGCTTGTCATTTTGGTAACTTCTTCCATAAGTTTGGGAACAATTAAAAAACCAGTATGCAGTAGGTTTTACAAAGTAATCACCCCTCCTCATTCTGTTATTATCTACAAATGTTGGTCGTGGGAAATTCTGTCCCGTTATAAGATAGTTAGGACCAGCAGACGGATTTTCAAGTATTAATCTCAATTCCCTTTTCTCGCAAATCCACACAAGTTTATAGAGTAAAATGTGGAATTTCGTACGAGCTTTAATTCTTTCGATAGTTAGCTCTATTTTCTCACAAGTTGTTTTAGCTCTATAATTAGTACTTTCAAGTGAATAATAGGTTTGCTGTAAGGTCTCAAAATAAATACAAGGGAAGAAAGCCAATATCAAATCATCTTTGCTTATCTTATCAAAAAGACTTGCTTCTCCGTTATAGCACTTTTCAATTTCAGCAAATAAATCTATCACGTTGTCGGTTTCTCCAAACTCATTTTGTATATCGTAATCTTCCGCTTCAAAGCCAAGCTTTTTGAACTCGTTTTTAAACGTTCCAGATTGTTCGAAAAAGCAGTGTATCTTTCCTTTTATATCCATTTTATATGTTGTTTTTTAGTTTAAAAACGCTATTCTCACGAACCACGTTCTACAAGTTACATGACAAAAAAAGAGTGCCATTTTCACAAACAACACTCTAAGCATTTCTAACAATTAAAATATTAATATGACGAAATAAAAACAAATTACTTTCCTGTTGAGCCATAACCACCTGTACCACGTTCTGTAACGCTTAATTCTTCGGCTTCGTCAAGCTCGATTTGTGGATATGGAAGTATTATCATTTGGGCAAATCTCTCGCCTATTTCATAGGCTTTTGTTGGGTATTCTGTCTTTTTGAAAACCGCTGTAACCTCACCTCGATAGCCGCTATCAATGACACCTGCAGAGTTAGTTAGAAGTAATGTTTTCTCTGAGTTGCTACTTCGTGGAACAACCAAGCCAAAACATCCCTTTGGTATCTCAAAAGCAAGTCCACAACCATAAGTTATAGTTGTCTCATTTTCTTCTACACTTGTTGCTGTTAAATCTAAACCAGCGTCACCAGGCTTTGCATAACGTGGTATCACTGCGTTTGGGACTAATTTCTTTACTTTTACTTTCATTGTTGTTTGGTTTTATGTGAATTGATTTATAAAATTCATCAGAATGTTATTTATTTTCTTTCTGTCGGGTTTATTTATTCGTTTGATATAAGTTATAGCATCAATATAAAACAACGCCTTAAATCGCTTTATTTACGATATGTTGAATTTTTGAAGATGACAACTTCTAGCATTTCATTAAATCTATCTGCTATTCTATCTCCATATTTTGCTCTCACTTCCTTACCTGTGAGATTTGTCGTTATGAACGTAAAGAGTTGATTATTATAGCGATATTCTAATAAATCAATCATCGGGCTATATACATTTCCGTAATCCATTACATCGGTGGCTTCTCGCCCCATATCTTCGATTCCTAACATGTCAGTCTCACGTATAGCACGTGTGTTATCGCCTTTCATAAGGCTTGCAATATCTTTAGCGTCGATTATTCTTATTCCTTTGCGCTCATCAAAATATCTGGCATCTGAAAGGTAGTTCAGTGCATTTTGAAAAGCCATCAAGAGAGTTGTTTTACCATTACCGCAAGTACCGCATAACATTATACCAAACTTAGGATTATCTGCTGTAAGGCATTTTGCAACGCTTTTGATATTAGCTTTTGTAATTTCATCATCGATGTAGTTACGATGCCTGTTTTGCACTTCTGCTTGATAAGCTGCTATTAGCAAGTCATTAGCTTGCTCGGTAGTCATTGGTAACTTAAAACGTGTGCGTGTAATCTTCCGCTTTGCTAACAGCTCTTTCAAAACCTCTACGTTGTATTTTTGATTCTTTCCTATCGTCTGCATCGTTTTTAATTTTTAGTTGTATTCTTAACCAATCATTGAAGTGCTGTTTTGCATCACTGATATTATCGTGTTTTTTACCCCTGCATTCAGCGTCAAGTTGGAACTCGTTTAGCCAAGCTTCTAGATCCACTTTGCTAATTTTATGCTTCATACACATTTGCTCTATCCAAATTTCCTCTTTCAAAAGCTCTCCGACAAAACCCTCGTGCGTACGTGCGTGCGTTGTTGATGAAGATAATAATATATTCTTTTCTTTCTTCTTATATAGTGGGTTAGTCTGTGGGTCACTCTGTGGGTCACT